CGAGTGCGCCACCGATGCCGCGTGATGCCGCCATTCCGGCGGCCCCGCGCAAGCCCATCGTAGCGATCCCGCCAGGAAGTGCGGCCGCGACCATCGATGGCGCCGACTGAGCGGCGCCCATCGCGAACGCCTGCCCCCACCTATCACCGAGACGATATCCGCCCGATTCTGGGTCGTCCTCGACCACCTGCGACTGCGCTGCACGCTGGCCGGCCGGCGTCATGGACTTCGTGAATGCCTTCTGCGCGGTGTCTCCGGCGAGCCGAAGATTTCCTCCGACCTGATCAGCGCCTGCTCGTTCGGCAAGGTAGCCGATGCCCGAGACGAGTCCGCCAACGCCGGATGCGGCGCCTTTCAGGTAGTCCGTGGCAGTCGGTTTCGCGCCTGCGAGCGACTCGTCGAACTGGTCGAAGAAATTCACGCCGCCCGCCGGCTTGTCGCCGTCGAATTGGTCGAAGTAGTTGCTCATGGTCATTACGGAAGATAACCGTACTTCTGCTGGAACTGTGCGGCGAGCGCAGGATTCGCACGCAACGCGTCGATTGCACCTTGCGGCGCCTGTCTCGACTGGCTGGCGCCGACCGGCTGCCAAGTGTTCGTCGCGCGGTCAAACCGGTCGGTAGCGCCGGTCTTCTGGTTGATGCGCATCTGTTCCCCACTCGTCTGATCGGTGTGGATGCGGTACGGAGCCTCCTCGTGCTTACGCTCGTCGGCCGGCTTCAGGACTCCTGCCGCGATCCCTTTCGCCTGCGCCTTCTTGATCTTTGCCTCGTCGCCACTCTCGATGGCATCGGAGATTCCTGCGCGCGCCAACCGTTGCGCGGCCGTGTCCTGCAGCTTGTCGGCCGATTCCTGTTCGCGCACGCTCTGCTCGCGGCCCTGAATGCCCAGCGAAGCCCGCCGGTAACTGTCGGTCGAGGCCAGTTCGGCCGCGGATTGCTGCGCCCTTGCTGCCTCGTTGTCCATCCCGGCTGCCCGGCTGGCCAGGCCCATCAACAGGCGTGCCGCAACCCCACCGCCCGGCCCCTTGCTCTCGTCGAGCAGGATCTTCTCGGCGGTCTGGCGATAGCGACTCGAATCTGTGGGCTGTGCCGGCTGGATGGCCTGCATGGTGCCCATGCTCACCGGCATGGCGATAGGCTGAGGTGCCGGTGATGCGATCGACGGGCTCCCCACCGGAGTGACCGCACCCGTGCGATTGTTGCGAATGAACCCGGTCCCAGACGCGATCGGTTCGCGAGGCTCAGGGTACTGAGTCTGCGGCACCGCCGCGTCAGGCAACGATGGCGTCGAAGGGCCGCCGGACGCCTCAGCGGCAACCGGCGGTTGAACAGGGATTGTCGGAGCGGGCCTCGCATAATTGGTCGCCAGAACAGCCGAACCACGGCCCTCGTTCGAGAATTCAGCCTGCAGCGGAATCGCTCTCCGGCCCGTAAGACCAACATCCGGCCGCAGCCCTTGCCCCTCGATCAGCCTCTGCTGAAAGTCATTCGGCGGCGGCGCAGAACCGTACATCTGCTGTGCTGTTGGCGGCTTCGGACCCCCGAAGATCGTCAACGGATTTCCGATCGATGGCGCGTCCGCGATCGCCTGTGCGACTCGTTGCCGTCTCTGCGGGGTCGCCAGCATCCCGCCTTCTGGCAGCGCGGGCAGAATACTTGGCTTGCCAGTCTCCTCGTCCAGTTTCGCGATGCCGGACTGATACCTGCCGCCACCGCTCACCGGCGTCTTCCCATTCGTCGCCTCGATGATTCCCTTGATCGCCGCCACGGCCGCCTTGTTCTGTGCGGTCCTGGCCGGCAGGATGGCCGCCGCCTCACCGTCAGATAGCCGAACCTCGTCTCCGGCGACGATCGCCTCGATACTATCCGAGGTCGCCGTGCCGCGCCCGCGGATCGGGGTAACGGTGCCCGCCGCAAGGTGTTTGATGCCGCCATCCGCCATGCATTTTCGTCGCTTCATCCTTCGCTCCCTCGTTGACGCGCATCTACCGATGGCGCTAGCCTGCCATGATTGGCGAATGATTGGCGACCGACTTAGGAACTGCTGCCGCTGGCACTCAGCATGGTATTGCGCGTCGCCATCGCGGCACCGGCCATCCGCGCCAGCATCTCGGCTTTCGCGACCTGCGCGTCCACGATCGCTTTGCCCCCGCCGAGCGTTACCTGCAGCTCGGTCCCCTTGGCCTGATACCAGGTTGCCAAGGCGCTGAGGTCAAGTTGAACGTTCTTTTGCTGCGCTTCAACCCGCATCTGTTCCTCGGTGATGGACGCCGAGTACAGCCGTGTGGCCGCGTCGTAGAGGCTGGCCTTCGAGGAGAGGATGGTCTTGGCGTACTCGGCAGCGCCGTTGGGCTGGATCATCGCCGTCTTGATGAAGTCGCCGAGCGCCCCGACGAACGCCGTTCGTAGCCCGATCGCCTGTTGAATGGCGAACTTGATGTTCTCGTTCGCCACGCTGAACGAGTTCACGGCGATGTCGCGCGCCGCAGATGACAGACGGATGGCCAGGTCCTGCTGCAAGCCAAGCAGAGCGGCCGCCGTGGCGCCGGTCGGCATCGAGAATCCTCGGGCGGCGGTGGCGTCGATGATCGACTGCTCGGCCCGCGCAGCCTCCTGCAGCTCCTTGTCGCGAGACCGGTTCCAGAGGGCGTTCTCGACGGACACAGGAACGTACCCGCCGTTCGTGATCATGTCGATGATCCACTGGTCCGATCCACTGCGCACTGCCCCTGCGATGTCCGGGAAGAACTCGGCCAGGTAGTCGATGATCTGCGGCTTCAGATCGTCGTTGAAGTGCGCGAAGGCATGGTCGAATGCCTCCTTGACGTCGACGGAAAAGTCCGACGTGGGCATGATCGGCCGCGAGATCGACGACGGAATGACCTCTGCCGGATTCGGAAGCGTGCCGGAGTAGTCCCGGACGATTCCGCTCAGCGCGCCTTGCACGTAGAGGTCAGTGGCCTCTACGGTGGCAATGGCCTCGTTCGCCAGGTCCTTAGCCTCCTGAAAGGCGGCGTTGGCTTCCTGGATGATGTCGTCGACGGTTGTGGTCATGGTGGTGATTCCCCTCTACAGGTCACGAAGCTCAGACAGGATCGCTGCGACGATCGCCTGCGTCGTGTCCTGACCGTTCGTTCCGGTCCATTGCCCACCAAGCGCCTGTGACACCTGGTGGGTGTGCGCCGGCGGGTCCTCCTTCAGGTACTCCCTGAGCAGCTTGGCGCCTTGCTTCAGGTCTCGGTACTTCAGGCCAGAGAACCGAAAGATGGCATTCGCCGAGATGCGCGGCATGGGCTGCGGGAACGTTGTCACGATTGGCGATGCCGGCACTTCGACGTTTCCCGAGGGAACGAACTGCAACAGCGACTCGTCCCACCGCAGCCGAAGCACCCCTTCGACTTTTACTCCGTCAATCATCAGCGCCAACTGTCCGGCCCCGTCTCTGACTTGATCGACGTACCACGAGGGCATCCAGTACATCCCGAGGTTCTGGCCGTTGAAGAACTGCGAGAACAGGATGACGTCCACGAACCGCGCTGACCGGGGCGCCGAGAACAACGACTCCGACTCTCCGAGCGGCTGTGGGGTTGGCGAAACCTGGACAGACAGCAGACGGTGATACTCCTTCACCACGTCAGGCAGAGACCAGGAGAGCGAATTCTCAGACGCGTAGTGGTCCGCCCATGGCCCGCCCCATTGGGCCAGCGCAACTCCTTCGCTACCAAGTGTCGTACGACCGTTCCATAGCGTCCCCTTGGCGTTCGGCGCCTCTCCAGTTCCCGCTGACATCGGGTTTGCGTATCTGTCGGAAACTTCCGGCAGATACGGTCCTCCGCCGGGATCTTCTGGCTTGACCCATACAGGCGGCGGAAGCCAGAACAGCAGATTGCCGCTCAAGTCTTCTCCGAAGGGCAGGTAGAAGTTGTCGTAGTCAAACGTCGAGACTAAGATCGGTCCGATGTTGGTGACGGTCATCGTCAGCGTTCCCTGGCCGGCTGCCGAGCGTTCCGTCACTTCCCCGCCTGCGCCTTCCAGTTTGAAGTGGAGTGAGTAGTCGCGGCGCCACACGTTTGTGGTTTCAAGATCAGGAAAGTGAGGGCTGGAATCTTCCTGAACCGTCCACGTATCCGTGACCTGTTCCGTCAGCGGTTCGTCGTTCGGCAGGAATGAGCGCGCCAGACTTCCAGACGCCGGGTGGTTGGTCTTCAGGGTCAGGTCCCACGAGGGCCACAAACCGTCCGACGCAAACGACGTGGCGACCGTGTCTGATGTCCTGCCAACAGACCAGGCGACTCGCTTCGGCAGCATGGCCGAACGGTAGGCCTGCGCTTCAGGTTCGTTGTCGTTTGCGTAGTGGATGTCTTCAGGGGTTGAGAGAACATCATCGGGGAGAGCGTCGAACGGGTAGATCGCGCTGGTGCCATACGGCGGCTCAGTATCGGTCAGCAGGATATGCGGGGACCCGACCCATGATCCTACAGAGAGCCCCGTGTACCGCGGATCGTACGAAATCTTCAGGACCGTCGTCGCATCGCTGAGCGTGACCGCGTATTCGGCTGGCCAATAGACATCATCAAAATCGTGCCTGAGATCGGTCGCATAAGCGGTCCGAGTTGGCCACGGACACGGGAGCGTGGCCAGGCGGTAGTCGCCTCCCGCCGGATCAACAACGGCCAGGTTCTTGTGCGCGTGATATTCGACAAGGCATCCGGTGACGACGTCGACCACCGGGATGACGCCCTGGAACCGAGGGCCAAAGGTGGCAACGACACGATGCGCCGCGTCGATCTCCTCCTGACCGGGTTCCGATCCCTCGCGGCAGACGATGCGCAGGCCCTGGATCACGGCACTCTCCGCTGCGCGCTTTCCGCGACGAGTAGTTCGAGCGAATCGATTTCGGCGTTCGCGCCATCCGTGTTTTTCAGTTCGATCTGCCAATAGACGCCGGCCAGCCCCTTGCCGATCTGGACCTTGGCCGGCGACAGGGCGGCGGTGGCCCGCGAGAACGTGTAGCTGTACTCCTGGCCCTCGACGCGGCACGTCAGCACCAGCGGTTGATCACTCTGCGCCCCGACGTAGGCGGAGGGAACGCGCTTGACCTTGGACGAACCGAGATTCGACGTGCCGAGCGTGACCGTCAGGTTGATCGGCAGGGAGTCGTCGGTGTCCCCGCCCATCCTGAAGAGGCCCGTCTCGTTCGCGCCGTAGTACTCGCCGTCGATCAGGGCGAAGGAGTTGAACCGGAACCCCTCATAGAAGCTTCCGGCGCCGGTGTTGAGGTTGTAGGCCCACCCGTCGGTGAAGTCGGCGACGAACTGCAGTCCGGTGAGAACGGACGCCAGAGAATCAACGGACACGGCGTACACCGCGGCCACGGGCGCCGAACTGGTCAGAGCGGAACTGCTGTCTGCGAGCACGGACAGATCCCTGAACGCCGTCGCCGCGGGGACCGCCAGCACTGAGCTGTCGGCCGTGATCAGGAAGACGAGCGGCGAGGATGCGCTGGACGAAGCAACCACCGTAGAATCGGCAAAAGCAAGTCGGAACAACTCTCCGATCGCCGCAGCGTCCACGAAGACGGAAGCGTTCTCCTCCGCCAGGGATTGTCTGTTCGAAGCCGCAATCCCGGTGATGGAAGAGAGCGTTGCCGTCGACGATCCTTCTTCTCCGGAGACGCCAACCGCGCTTCCAGAGATGGCACCCATGACGGAGACTGATACGTTTCCTGACGACGCTTCGGAGAATCCTGTGACAGAATCAAGTGCGACAGAGCTTGTTCCGGACTCTGGGCTTGGCAATGCCGTAATCTCGATGTTCCACAGGTGCCAAGAAGATAGATAAGAGTTCTCTGAAATGGCTCCAGAAGAACTCCCGATAGCCCCGAGCGCCTTGGTTCCAACGTCGATGTTGTGATAGTGAGGACTATCGACCTCCGCGTCAGAGGAAATATGCCTAGACCAACCAGACGGTATTGGCATATGCGTTGGAGAGCCTACCGATGGAGCCCACCATAAGTAACACGATTTTGAGCCGTTATCGGTAGAGGTGAAGGCGGAAACGCTCTCCCCTGGTAAATTCTGATAGTTCTTCGTCCATGCTCCGATCCCTGATGCCCCGGAAACCTGGAAGACCACCCCCATCATTTCTGCGCTGATAGAAAGCACCGTAGGGTCGAGTTCTGAACCAGTTGCGATCCGATAGGCGACAGACGTAGAGGAGGAGCCCTGGTTGTGCTGTATGTCTAGCCTCGTCCAACCTGCCGTCCATGCGTGGTTGCTCGATGGAAAATCTGACCCAACGAATCCGATAAGGAGATTTCCAGCCACGATGTTAGGTGGCAATGGAATAACTAGAACCCCCGTGTTAAGAGATGACGCGGAGTTATGGTTAACGAAGGAGATAGCCACTGTGGTCGCTTATCAGGCGTTAGGCATCGTTTTCTGGAACACGTTGATGGACGTGGCGATCCCATTCGTCAGCGCCGTGCTGGTCATGTTCAGGTCGGCCCCTGACGTGCCGATCGCGCCGTCCTCGCGATAGTACGTCGCCGACGAGTCGAGCGCTCCTGAGTCCGCCACGCTGCCGTATAGGCGATAGTAACCGGCGGTCCCGGACGACGCGTTGATGCCTGACCACGTTTGCGAGGCAAGCTTGGACACGGCCCCGCTCGACGGTTCGCTGAACTTCAATCCGTTGGCCGCGTTCACGCCGCCGGATAGGTTGGCGTCGGTCTTGGTCAGTGTCGTCGTGGTCGAAGCGACGACGAAGCCGTTCGGGCTGGCGCCAGTCCCGGGAAGCGCCTTGATCGTGACGACCGCGCCGCTGGCCGATGCCGTGTACTCGACGTTCGACCTGTTCCGGTTGATCTGCGTCGCGATGTCGGTGGCGGTCTGGTTCAGCGACGTGTTGTACGGCACCGCTCCGCCAAGGATATCGACAGAATTGACGGTCAGGGTGTTCAGCGATCCGGACGAGCCGCCGGTGAGCGTCACGCTTCCCGTGGCGAGGACCTCCGCCGTACGCGACGCGGAGTTGTCCGTGATCGTGCACAGAAGCGTTCCGGTCACTGCCGCGTCGGCATTCGCCGGCTGCGACCCGGAGTAGATCTCCATCCGGCCGTTCTGGAACAGGTCTTTGTACGAACCGATGCCCGCCAGGAAATTCCGGGCAGCGGTCGAAAGCTTTATGGTCATTGCGGGCCTCTCAGGAACTGGTCATCGTGATCGAGCTGGTCACCTGCAGCAGGTCGTCGTCGTAGACCGACTTGGCTGACGCAAAACGCGCGGCGGAAACCAGCGCACCGGTCGTTCCGCCCTTGGTCAGCAGGCTCGACATCACGATTCCGTAAACGGTCTTCGTAGCGTTCATGGTGAACACGGCCTTGCTCGCCGAGTTCGTGACGATGCCGCCAGACGCCGCGGCAGGCACCCAGAGCACCCGGTTGGCCTCGTCGTAGGCGGTGCATTCCGTCGCTGCGGCCGGGAATGTCGCCGCAGTCAGTCCGGCAACCGGCGTGTAGTTGCCCTCGAAGAGCGCGACGTACCAGTTCGCCGTTGGCGAGTTGGCGCGTAGGGCCACATTGAGAATGTGGTTGAGCCCTTCGGTCGGGACCAGGTTGTAGACGGTCTCGACCTCGATCAACCGGCCGCCGCGGAAGTGCTCGATGACGTGCTCGAAGCCGACGCGCAGGATGGCGCTGCCGCTCTCGTGGTTCATGGTGTGCTTCTCCTGATGATCTCGGCTTCCGCATAGGAGCCGCATTGCAGGCTCGACGCCTGCGCGTTGTTGCCGACGACGACGAACTGCCGCAGGCTGTCCGATTCGCGGACAAATGCCGCCGCTCCGGTCATGGTTCCCGGAGCAATACGTTTCTCGGCGACGATCGTCGCCTGCCCGCCCTCTCCACCGATGACCGCGCCACGCTCGGAGAACCAGATCGGGTCCGTTGTACTCGGGAGGGTCGCCCGTGACCGCGGCACCGCCCCGAACCCGAACACCGTCCGCATGCTGGCCTCCGGAGTTCCGGGGGCGTTGATCCAGTAGGTCTGATCTGCGCAGACATAGATCCCGCTCGCCGTCGCCGCGATCAACGAAACCTCGGTAGGGAACTGGTAGAACTGCTTGCGCAGATCGACATGGTCGAAGTCGAGCGCCTCTGTGCCGAACACCGTCGATCCGCTCGCGATCCATATGCGCCCCAGACAGTAGTCCATGTCCGATCCGTAGGGCGGTGGCGTCAGATATCTGGTGCGCAACTCCGCACCGAACGATCCGCGCGTCGACAGGGTTGCCGCCGCTGCCACCTCGGCAACCCGAAAGAACGCCTCGCCGTTCGCCGTCGACAGGTAGATGCGCTTCGAGACGACGGCCGGATCGGAGGGTGCTGGCAGCCCGTAGAATCCGATATCCGCCGGCGCCGCGAGCGCGAGGCTCGACGACAGCGAGGCCCCTGACTCCCTGCCGTCGGCCAGAACGTAGGTGATGACCGCGTGATAGGTTCCGGCATCGAGCGCCCCAGGTCCAGACACCATCAGCGGCGGAGACGCCGGTACCTCGATGCCCCACGGCACGACCGTCAGACCGTCGTCGATTCGCCCACGACTGGCCGCCGAGTTGAAGTAGACGCGCCCGTTGACCTCAAGGTAGCAGAGCGGTCCGCTGTTCGGCGCCAGCGTAGCGATCGCCTGCTTCGTTCCATTTGCGAACAGGCGCCACAGGGTCTGACCAGAGACGAAGAACGCGCCCGACTTGCCTGACCACAAACTGTGCGCGCCTGGTTCGGAGAGAAACGGCGAGAACCCCTTGCGCCGACGCACCTTTCCGGAATCAAGAACATCGACATTGACCGCGCGGCGCAGCGTGTCCGCACCGAGTTCGTTGTCGGTGTGGAGGTTGTCCATTCCCCCAGGCCAGCCGGCAAGGTCAAGGTTGGAGATTGGCATGGGTACGATCAGAATCCGCCCCCGCCCAGCGCCGCGGAGCCCTCAGCCACAGCTTGATCCGCGGCATCTCGACGCTGGGCGCTGTCGATGTACAACGACCAGAGGATGGCGTAGACCTGGCCGTGCGTGATGATGGCGCCGGTTGGCGCACCGGTGGTCGGGTCGAGCAGAGGGAAGGTGGCGAACGGGTCGGTGAACGGTCGCTCGATCGATCCGCTCGGCGTGCCGAGGGTCTGTCCGGCCTGCAGGACGACGCGCACCTCCTCGTCGAAGCGGATCGACGGTTGCCCCCCATAAGGGTTGTTGGCCTCGATGTGGAGGCAGCGCGTCCATTGCGATCCACTGATCGTCTGTTGTCGGTAGTCCGGCTGGATGTCGAGGTCGGGCATGGTAGGGGGCTCAGGAAAGGGTGATCGTCGCCGTGCGGACAACCCCGTCGCTGCCTTTGGCGCGCAGCGTCAGGGTGGTGTTGCTGGTCAGCTCGAAGGTCAGGTCGCCGTTCGCGGCGGGGGTGATCGAGGCCGGCGGACGGAAGGTCAGCGGCGCGGCGATCTTCAGCCGGCCAGAGGAATCGACGCTGAGGTCTGCGTAGTTGGCGGCGTCGTAACCGAGGCGCAACTGGACGCCGGTGGACACGGCGTGCAACTGCGCCGCCGAGGCGTCGATTCCGGTGCACAGCGGCCCGGCGAGGTAGGATCGGGCGGGAGAATTGCTGTGGATCGCCTTGCGATTGGTCCCGAGGTCGGTCGACGCGTCGATATAGAGCGCATAGTTGTTGGTGACTGTCCCACTGTTCGACCAGGGCGAGCTGGCGTGGCCGATGGCGAGTCCGAAATTATCGGTGATCGCGCCGGTTGCGTTGGCGCAGGTGCACACCGCGCAGACCCCGATATTGGTGCTGATCGACCCGCTGGACTGTTTGGACGCCGTGTATTTCCCCGCGACATTGGTGGTGATCGTGCCGCTGCTGGCGTTGCGCGCCAGGGCGCTGAGGCCCTGGTTATTGGTGATCGTTCCCGCCGCGCCGTTTGAGGCAATGCCATACAGGGCGATATTCGAGGTGATCGTGCCGGCCGCGGCGTTGTTGTACGCCTGCCCCTGCAGGGCGACGTTGGTCGTCAGGGTGATTCCCGACTCCAGATAGGAGGTGCTCAGGACACCGATCATTGCCCCAATCGGTGTTCCGGTGCCCTTGCCGCGCGCCTCGAACTGAGCGGCGCGCACGCTCCCCCCCCAGCCGTAGGTATTGACGGCGGGAATCTCGGCGTAGCCGTAAATCCCGCGGTAGACGGAAGCCGTTCCGCTGCTCGGGTTGCCGCTGACCCGCCCAGCGACGGCGTTGAGTCCGGCGCTTCCGACATCAGCGACACTGGAGACCGTGGCGGCGATCGAGGTTGGCGCGTATACGGCGGTGGTCGTTTCGATCGTTCCGGGAGGCCCTCCAGAAGCCAGGTTGCCGGCCCCATCGAGGGCCACCGTCGTCGCTCCGGACCCTACCTGCACGAGGTAGGCGGGCGCCGTTTTCCCAATCCCAACATTACCGTTGTGCAGGATGGTCAGCGCTTCCGTCGCGCCGCCGTCGCCGGCCAGCAGCCGCAGGGCCTTTTGCGATCCGCTGTTGCCGCTGGCGCTGGTTCCCTGCAGTGCCAGGGCGTCGTTGGCGCCGGTACCGCCGATCAGGGTCTGGCCGCCGGCGACCCCCGCAAGCCGCGCGAAGAGGTCAAGCGCCGCCGCAATCGGAGCAGTCGGCAGGCTGACGCGAACACGAAAATCGCTGTCCTCTTGGCGAACGCGAACCCCATCAGACACTGGTCGTGACCTCTGGAAGCACCTCGAGTACGGAGTCTGCCGAGCAGATCGCGTCGACGGCGGATGCCGACACCAGCTCGAGGTCGAACACGTAGTCACGACGCGCAGCCACGGAATCGAGAGAGGTATCGTCGAGACGAATCCAGACGGTGCTGGTTGCGGCATCGATCTCCAGCGTCCCGCCCGTCGTGTTGAGCGCCAGGATCACCTCGCCACCGACACGCGTTTTGATATCCATGCGCGCCGACGTGTAGCTGGCAAGGCTCATCGGAGCGTAGAACGCCAGGTAACCACCGCTGGTGTAGGTCCTGAAGTTCGCCGCACTGATTCCGTCGAAATCAACCGTATCTGCGTCGATCCAGGTAACGCGGTGGAACTCGCTGTCCCTGATCGAGTTGCTATCGGCAGCGTTGAGTTCCGTCGTTCCCTTCGCGTCGACGATCGCCACGTACCAGCCGTCCGGGAGGTTGTGGCCGGGCGCCGTGACGCGCAGCGGGGCAGACTTCGCCATCGCCGAGATTGCGGCGAAGGACAGCGTTCCGGTTTCGATGCGCAGCGGGATATTGGCGGATGCGCCTTTGCGGACGGCGAGCTTGAGTTTCTGCAGCATCGCAGGCACTTTCAGACGAACTGCCCGCGCGCGTCGCGTCGAGCCCGGATTTTCGTGCGCCGCATCTCCACCTCGTCGGGCCTCTGTCCGAAAACTTGCGCAAACCTGCTCTCGTGTCGGTCAGCCAGCCCATGGTTCCCGTAGTCGGAGTCAGGAGTCCTGTAAAAGCGCGCGAGCGCCCAATCGACCAACTTGATGTGCAACCGCTCATCTATCTCTGGCGACACAGACACGGCGCTGGGCAACTCCATCGGTTCTCTCGGCGTGCAGAACGCAACCATAGTCACATCTGCGTCAACAACAGGAGTCGGGTAAAGCCTGAGCCGGTCGCCTATCCGATAGCACTCGACGGGAGTCCCGGTGACGGTCTCCCAGCCCCCGAAACGACGGCCCTGAAAGTCGTTGCGCGACAGCAATTCGATCTCTTCTCTGCCAACCAACACGCGCCGCACAGAGAAGGCCCTTGCCGGAATGCTGACGTATGGGTCGAGAGCAACAGCTCCGGAGTCGATCGCATCGTCCTCAATCAGCCTGGCTCGGATGCACGCTTCGATTTCCGCCTCGTTCAGCGCGTCCGCCCACTGCTCATCCGACCAGAATGACGGTTCTCCGGTGTCAGCCGCATCTCTGCGACACGACAGGATGAGCTTCTCCAGCGTCAAGCCGCGACCTTCCGCGTGCGTCCGCGACGACGGACGACAGGGTCAACCACGGCCGTCGCGTCATTCTCGCCATGTTCGTGCCCACCATCCCAGGCGACGAACCGTTCGCCCGGAATCGCGAGCAACTCGCTCGCGCCTTCATCGGATTCCACGTCGCACCACAGCACGTCGCACCCATATCCGGCCGAGAACGTGTAGCGGCGATCGCCAACGGTCGCGATGACCGTGCCGTCTCGGCGCGGCAGAATAGTTGTACGGAGCAGCATGTCTGTACTCGGAAAAACAGGGGCGATTGCGCCGCCCCTGTCGTTTGCTTCAGTTCAAGCGTCAGACTTCCGGTGTCAGGCTGCCGTGTAGAACAGCGTCACGCCGAGAGTGAAGGCTTGCGCGGTCGTCGGCGCAGTCGTCACTTTGACGCCGAGCCTGCGGTCTGCGTCGGTCTTCGTGACCGACTCCAGCGCCACCCCGTTGCGCGTCAGAGATTGGCTCGACGCGGCGGTAACGGCTGTGGTCGTTCCCCAATGCGCGCCGCCATCGGCGGATGCCGTCGAGAGGCTGGCACTGGAGCCGTCCCATATCCCCACCTGCAGGACCATCGCGGCCGTGCTGGCGTCTGGGTCGGTCATGTCGACGCGAACGTCGACCGGGATACATCCGGAGGGGAGCCAACCGATTTGGCCAATCGTGTTCAGTGCCGCATCTGCTGTCGCCATCGACAGCGTGAACCGGACTGCCAAGACCTCGGAGCCGACCGGAGACGCGACCGGGCGTCGCCCGGTGATGAAATCGTTACTGTTGGTGAATGCCATGTCTCAGATCCTTTCGATTACCGGCTTGCGGCGTAGGTGTCGAGGGCGAAAACGCCGAAATCCTGCGCGCCGATCCCGGTCGTGAAGGAGACCTTCTTCGTGCCCCAGGTGCAGTTGGAGCTGATCACGACTTGGTTGCCGTTGTCGCGCACTTCCTCGTGCCAGTCGAAGCGCATCCCGGTGCCCGGAGAGCCGTAGGCTTCGACGAGAGCCTGTGACCCGAGAAACAGCGCGCGGGCCGCTTCATAGGTGGCGCCGGCGCCGTAGTCGTTGAAGCGGATGACGTTGCGGTGCGAGTGCAGAATGCAACCGCGGTACATGCCCAGCGAGCCCTTGACCATCGGCGACTTGCGGCCCTCGGATGCGGCAATCGCTTTCTGGATGTCCAGCCATTGACCGGTGCCGGTGTTGGAGCGAAGGTCATCTTCCTGGAACGTGTGCATGACGCATACAAAGACTTCCTCGCCGTCGATCTTGCACGGTTGCAGAACCGGGATGTCTGTTGCCCCGCCGCCCTGGCTGTCCGCCTTGGTCTTCGCGCGATCGATGAGCCGCAGGTCGAACGTGTCGCTGCCGGCAGAGCCTGCAGACTCGTTGGTCATGTTGTTCTTCGCGGTCGCGTTACCGCCATAAATGAGGTGGTTGGTATCCGGCGCGACCAGCGAGTTGTTGGCGCGCCCGGTGTAGCCCAACGGCAAGATGAAGTTGGTGTTGATGCCGCGAGCGCCGGACAGGTAGATGAACCGCAGTTCATCCTTAAGACGAGCCCACCAGCTACTCTGCTGGCGGCGGGCCTTCTCGCGCAGGTTGTGCAGCGTCCGCTTGCGAGTCATGCGACCGCCGGTGTTGACGCCGCATCGCGCCTGATCGATGTAGATGGTATCGGTGTAGAACCGCTGCGCCTCTTCCTTGCCTTCGAGGATGTCGTCCCCTTCGACGGGCGCCATCTTCAGTTCGGCGAGCAGGTCGTAAGCGATCTGTTCTCCGGCGTCCGATTCCAGCTCGGAGAGCAACTGGACGGGAACTTCGGCGTCGGCGCCACGGCCGACGAAACGCTGCCCGAAATAGGACTTCTGGGACTCATCATAGGCCAAAAGTCCGGAATACCGCTTGACTGCTTTGGCGTCGTTGACGCCGACGATGGTTCGCGCCATTGAAAGGGCTCCTGTAACGATCAGATCGATTCATGGAGCACTCCTGCGCGCCACTGCCACACGTACTACGTGTGTGCTACCTTGCCATGCTTGGCGGTTTCTGCAAAGGCGCCCTTGCGATTTTCATGTCGCGTGGCGCCACGAGCCGCAGCCTGGCATTGCGGCCCGATTTTTGTAGTAGCTCGACGACGACGCTCCCGCCGATGACAAGCTGTTCGCCGATAGTCACATCGACCGTCAGCGCAGAGGTTCCGTCGTCATCCGGCACGGGCGTACTTCTCACGCTGCGCCGGGGTCATCCTGGCGATGGCGTTCTCAATGTCCAGACCGTTCAGCGCATCGAGGTGACCGAATTCGTCCGTAATGTCTCCTGGGCCGTCCGATCCTGGCACGTGGGCGAGCGTATTCGGAACGGCCTTGAGATCCGGCTTCCTTGGCGCCGGCCGCTCTGTTCGCGTCTTCGCTGGCTGCTTCTCTGCGGGCACGGTGCCACGGCGAGCATTGACCAGCTTGTGCGCTTCTTCAAGGAACCAGTCGCCGTTCTGATTTGCGTTCTCAGGGTCGTTCGCAAGCGCCTTGACGAATAGGTCGAGGTCTTTCGCCCGCACAACGTCCGTGCGATAGTCGACATTTTCATCTTTCGCGGCCCGGTCCATGAAACGGTTTACCGCATTCCGCCACTCATGGGCTCCGGCCTGCTCGGCCATCTCCTGCGAAATTTCCGCCTTGATCTTGGCGGCCATCATCGCATCGCGCTGTTCCGTGATCTTGCTCAGCTCGGCGACGTACTCTCCGGCCTCGATCTCTCCCTCTTGAAACCTCTGCAGCAAGTCGCGCTGCGCCTCGTTGTTGGCCGCGATCTGCTCTTGGAAATCGGCTGGCAGCATTGCCGCTTGATAGCGCACATCCGACTGACGACCGGACTCCGTTGGCAGAGGGTCATCCGGGCCGGCGTCATCATCGGCATCCTTCGCAGACTCGTCATTGCTGTCTTCGCCTCCTTCTGCGCCGCCGTCATCGCTTTCGTCGGCATCCTCTTCGTCGTCGACGGAATCCAACTGCAGTGAGTCGTCCTGGTCTTCTTCGTTTTGATCGTCGCCTTGAATCGCTGACAGCTCTTCTTCCGACAGTGTTGCGGCATGGTGTTCGTCCAAACTTGTTGGCATGTGACTATCCTCGTCTCGATTGGTCGTTGTTGCTCTCGATGCTGGCGGCGATCGCCGCCAGGCGTTCCTTGCTTGCTATCTCGATCTCTTTCATGCGGATCGCCGCGTCGGCCTGAATCCTCGCCTTCTCGATCTGTGTCCGCTCGCCGCTGCTTCGGTCGGCCAGTTCCGCCTGCAGTTTTCGCAACTCCTCTGCCATTGCGTCCAGTTCGTCAGCCGCCAATCGCCTGGCGTTCACGGCTGCATTGACTGCGCCCTCGTTCCCGTACGCAACAGCTTCCGCTTCCATCTGTGCCGCCTTTGCGTTGATCTCGCGCACATGCGCTCGCTGCTCCTCCAGTGCAAGCAGCGATTGCTCCCTCTGCATTTGCATGGCCTCCCCCCGTGCAGCCTCGGCCTGTTCGTCCTCCGGCGTCATGGGCTTGTTTGGGTCGCGATCGCCAGTCTCTCGGCGCAGCGCAGCAACGATTTCTCCTTTGTTCGGCAGGTCGCTGAACTGCAGGCCGATCGTCAGTACGCGTAGCGCCGACTCCGGCGGTAGCTTCTGAGCAAGCTGGTTGAGCGATTCGGCCATTACTTGCCGCAGCGTGCCGGAGTAGTCCTGTTCGCTGACCACGAAGTCGGCCCGGCTGGCGGTGAGGTCATTCAGGTATCGCCACGTGCCGTCTGGCTGCATCTGAGGCTCGTTGATGCGCAGCCAGTCCAGTTTCTCGTTTGCTCCGGTGATTCGGACAACACGCTCCTCTGAAACGAACTGTTCAGCGAGCGAAAGCTGCTTCTCGCCCTGCACCTGAATTGCCAGCCGCAGGTTGTCGAAAGGCTCCGTCGTTCCGACCGCGCCCTGATTCTGGCGCGCCTCAATTGCTGCCCCGCTCACCGCGTTGGTCGCCCGCCCGAGATTCTCGTTGTTGACCCCGATGGCCTTCTGCACGCTCTGTGCGCTGAGCGTCATCATCTCGACCTGAGCCGACGCTCCCTGGTAGTCTCGCCTGATCTCGAATTCTTTGCCGGTTCGCTTGACGATCACGCCATCTGGCCGGCTGGCCTCTTCGCGGGCCTCGTCCCAATCAGCAACCGCGCCATCGTCGCCGATGATCTGGTTGGTATTGCTCAGCCAGAGCGCTTTCGATGCTCTCTTGTTGATGTCGCGCTGAACGTCGCGTACACGGCGTATCACGCCGTAGGGCATGCGGTCGCGTCCTCGCCGGTAACACCAGATCGGCGTCAGCGTGAATTCGTTGTGCCGAAGCTTCGAGGGCGCCCACGCCAGCAGGGCTGTCTCTGTGAAGACCGCAAAATGCACCCGCATCATCACCCGAGGAACGGATGAGACGCTCTCCTGCCCATCGAAATCAGGAATGATCGTCCCACGCCAAGGACCTTCGGTGACGACGTGTACCTGGGTCGGCCTGCGATACTGGCACTCGATCAGCTTCACTCGCCGACGGCGGGCCTCCAGGCTGACAGAAACGCCAGATGTCCTGATGATCCCGCTGCGGTTTTCTCTGATTGGATCACCGAGATACCACAGATCCTCGTCGTCCTGCTCGCCATCGTAAGCGCCCACATCATCGACAGCGGACCGGATCACAGACTCCCGGCCAGGGAACATCGCCAGAGCGATGTCCTCATCTACCCATCTCCATCGGAAGACGTATCGCGCATCGGACAGGTCCAGATCGTAGCCGGCCGAGTCCCACAGGACGTTGCGCCAGTCCTCGTGCTTTGAGTACAGAACTTCTTTCGTCGGGTCGTCCTGTACCCCGTCATCGATCCATCCCACCCCGGCTTTGAGCGCATCGGAGAATGCGCGCGAGCGCACGAACGGCACCCGGTTGACATCCGAGAGGTACTTAAGAAACTTGGTCTTGACATCCGCGCCGGTAACGTCGTCTTCGGTGCGCGGCAGTACCTTCCAGTCGGCTCGCGTTCGGCGTTCTGTCCCGATCAGCCAATCGACCGCCGGCGCCACCTCGTTGTAGACGAGCGGCATCTGTCCGCGATCCTCGACCGTCGCGGCATCTTCTGAATCCCACTGGTTGTTGTCGTAGAAATCGACGTCGATCGCCATCTCGAGCCTGTTTGCCGACTGCTTTTCACGCTCCAGATACCACCACTCGAGCAATTTGCGATGCTCGCGCCGCATGTGGTCACTGTCGAGCGGATGGCTTGGCTGCTCGTCTCCTGGCTCCTGTTGTGCGTCGATCTCGTCTGACAGGCGCTCGCCCGGGGCCAGTCCGGCGATGGCGCGCACATCGAATTCAGGCATACCTGGCAACCGCCTTTTCAACACGGATGTCTGTCGATGTTACCTGCTCCCCGTCGACGGACAGATTGATCTCGCCGGCAGATCCCGGCAATAGCTCGGGGTCTGGCGCAGACCGCATGCGGATCAGGTCGGGAATACCCTCGATGATGATCGTGGCTATTCGGAGCCACGTGCTCTGTGTTTCGTCCATGCCGAGCGCTTGGGCTGCACGACGCGCCTGCTGGGCCAGATACGCCGGGTCTGAATACTTCCACGCTGCCGACTCGCAGACGACGAACCAGGCCGGTGCATGTTGTCGGCGTGCTGGCATGAGCACCACAGCACGCTCGTCGTTGACCCACGTATATACCGCCAGGACATCGCCGTGCTGGTGGTGAAAGGCCGACCGGCCAAGATCAAGAGAAATTCCCACAAGCAGAACACCATACTGAATGACTCGGCGATGGTGCCATGCTTGGCGATACTTCAGACAGCCATCGGAGAACCTCGCCTCCCCATCTTGACCCGCCGCCGCCCGCCTGGCCCGACCTTGCCGATCCTTGACTCATAAACGAGCGCCTGCATCCCGAACGCATCAGACGAGTGCGATGACCAGTCATGCTCCGGTCCAAGGCCGACATCGCGGTCCTCGTCGCGCTTCTCGTGATACCAGCCGAGCGCATCCAATCCGGGATCGGTCGTCGCCTCGTTGAACCAACACGCCGGGAACATCCGCTGCGCCGCTTTGATGCGAGACATGGCAGCACCGCGCCCCTGGTTCGGGACGACTTCCACGAAGTGTCCTGCCTGCTCGAAGGCCGTTCGAAACGACACATCGATGACCCGATCGTAGGTATCGCCATCATGCGGCAGCCAGACCGTAGCCAGCCGACCGGGCGTGTAGCCGTTCTCGCGCATCCAGAGCAGGTGCGCCGATATTGGCTGCCCCTGTCGCTCGTAGTGATCTAGAACGCGGACCTGAGGCCCGACGAACTGAGAGAACCAGAACACAAAATTGTCGGCCCGCGCTCCTGTCCCCCCAAGGTCTGCGAACGCCTGCACCGGCAAGTTCGGATCGGCGTGCACAACACCGATCCTCCCTGACGCCCGAGCATCGCTCAACTGGCCAGCGAAGTACGCCCCGGTGATCGCCGACACGTAGCCGCCTTCCCACACATGGTCGTAGCTGTCCGGGCGCTGCTCCTTGTCCCGCAGCCGTTCCCGGTTGAGCTTTTCCGGGAACATCGGATTGTCCCGCCAGTTCAGTTCGACAACCTTGTACCGAGGATCGTTTGACTCGCGAAAGCGCTGGTTCGTCGCAGATTTCTTTCGTCTCGGGTTCCACGTCACCCACAGCTCCGAATCCTCCTCGCGCAGCGTCGGGGTCAGGACCGACCACGATTCTTCGGTGACTGGCTCCGCCTCGTCAACCCAGCACAACAGGATCCTGGCCGTGGACTTGATGCTGTCGATGTTCCGATCGAGGCCGGCGAACACGTAGGACACGCGTCCGCACCGAGTACGGACGAACTTCTCTCCGACCTCGAAATGCGCCGCCAGCGCCGGCTCTGACTGGATCGCCAGCTTGACCTCGGACAGTGACGAATCAACCAGCGAATTCTGAAACTGGCGACCACACAGCACCACTCCGCTGCGCCCGGCTTCAGCAAACATCAGCGCCCGTACTGCCGACATCTTGGCAAAGCTGCGCGTCTTGCCAGACCCGCGGCCGCCGTATGCGCCACGCACATCAGCCGTCCCGGTGAATACCTCGATCAGCTTCGGCGGCAGACTAATCTGCAGCTTCATCGTCATTCTTCGCTGGAGCCACCAGAGGGATGAGTTCGATCTGCGTGATCCGTACCGGCGCTCCGTCCTCTCCGGTGATCTGTGTCGGCAGAAGTTTCCCGATCAGGGCCATGAACGCGCGCGGCTCGGCAATAGCCTGCGCCTTCAGGTAGCCGATCGCCCCGCCTTCCTGCTGCTTCAGCGCTTCAAAAACGATTTCCTTGAGCTTCTGACTCGTCAGGTTCTGTGATCCAGGCTTGCGGCCAGATCCTGGCGTCCGTGGTTGTCCCTTGGTGAACGGCATACTATCGAATCCTGTTTTCCGATTGTTTGGCTCTATACCTCAAATACCGCGGATTCCTCCGCGAATCAGGAACGCTTTCCACAAGTCCGATGCGGCGCAGGAACATCAGCGCCCAGGATACTGCGGAGTGGCCCCTGCCAGTGCCGAGCTGGATCTCGGCAGAGGTTCGATATTCGCCTGTTGCGCCACTGAGATACCTCAGCACGGCCATGCTCGCCCCTGACTCCATCAACACGCCGGAAAGGGGGTGAGCCTTCTTCGCACATCTGTCCTGCCTGCAGATCGCCAAGGAAGCGGCCGACATCTGGGCGGCGAGGCTGTATGGATCGTGCGTCATGGCTGAACAACTCACCGCCCGGTCACCCTGCACGAACAACATGCCACCGGGGACCGCCGGCCGGCGTCGTAACGCTCGTCAAGCCCGTTGCAACCGATCACCGCCGATCCTCCTCCATTCCGTCGAAACAGCCGCCACGAGCTGTCGCGCCGCCGCGTCGCCGCGCTTTTCCGCCACCTTCGCGTAGTACGCCTTGCGGTTCTGCACTGGCCACCGCATGACGGTCCGGGCCTCGCAGCGGGCTCTGTGCGCCTCGCTCCAGGTGCAGTCTGGGTTGTCGCACGGCTTGGGCCCGCACATTCACGCCGCCACCCATTGCAGGCCGTCCCACCGTCTCAGCAGATTTTTCCCGGTCCCGTCGCAGACACCGGACTCCATGTGGTCGGTGAGAATGTCGAGCAGCCGATGATCGTACTCAGCCCCGCGCAGCAGGTAGTCGAGCGCCACTTGCGAACGCAGTCGCTTCGCCCACTCCAGCGGATCGAGCGTGTCCATGCTCGGCGTCGCAAGTTGCTTCATATCGGCGTCACGCTTCATGCCGCCTCACCACCCTTGAGCTGCCGCAGAAGGCCAGCGATCCGCCGCCTGAATTCGGGATCATTCGGCATCGGAGCGGGCGGCCCGCCGATCAAGCCGGCGATGCAAGCGCCCTTTGCGTTGATCGGAGGGGGCAACAATCCAGCGGCGTGCTGGCTGCTCAATCGCCCGCTTGCCACCGCGCGATAAAGGGCCGCCTGCCGGCGCACCGGATCGCTGCCGAGACTCGGGAACCACCTGGGGGACTCTGGCCGCTCGCGCAGAATCCGCTCATAGGCATCCCGGAAGGCCATGCGCGCGCCCACCTCGTCGCCAGCGTCGAGGATCGGCTGAACTATCCCAGCGGCCTCAGCTATCTGCTCGGTCCAGACCACCGTTTCCGCCTCGTCGTGGGACGACAGAACCAGTGCCCACGCCTCGTTCGCCGTCGGGTGTCCGCCCGGAGCGCTCGGGTCTGGCTGCCGGCATAGCTTCACGAACTCAGGCAGTGTCGGCGGCCATTCCCTGGTCATGCACCCAGCAATGCCGGCGGATAGCTCGTCGCGGCTGAGGGAACCGAGCGTTTCCGCCCAAACGATCTTGACGTTGCGCAAGTCGCAGCCCTTCCAAGCGTCTGCGAACTTGGCGCCGTACATCGCTTCGAAGCGGGCGAAGAGGCGCTCGATCCACTCTTCAGGCAATGCGGATGACTTCGGCTGTGATGTCGCGAGGGTTTGGTTTGTCGGCTGCATGGCGGTTGCGCCCGGTGAGTTCGTCGAGAGTTGCTTTGCGCTGGTCGTTGGTCGTCTGCCGCGGCCCGGCCCTTGCTTGCTGGCCAACCCAACCCGCCTCGAATCCCGCCCAACCCTTGGCGCAGCAGAGCGTCAAGGCATCCTGCAGGCCCATCCCGGACTTACCCGCCTCCCTGACGATGGCCCGCATGGCCGTGGCCGTCGATGCCGCCCTCTTTCCCTTGCGGAGGGCCAGGAAATCGGCGGCGGTCTGCCGGTCTGCCCCGTTCTCGATCAGGAAATCCGCGGCGTCGAAACGATCAGCGGCGACAGCCGCCGGCTTTTCGGGTCGCGCCTGTACCTCCGGGATAGCCGCTGGCGCGGTGTTTGTTTCAGGATTCAGGATTCCTCTTTCAGGAATCAGTAATAGGGAATCAGGAATCAGCCGGGTTTGCACTGTGCAAGCACCGTGCTCGCATGGTGCTTGCACAGTGCTTGCACCGTGCTCGCCGTCTGCATCATCTGTAGCAGAACCAGCAGTACCGCCGGGCGGAGGCGGTATTGCACTGGCCCTCTCGTCTTTGTGCGGGTTCTGGTGCTTCGTGAAATTCACGATCTGGATGTATTTTTTGCCCCCGACCTCGTACCGATCGAGCATGTCGGTATCGGCGAGTTCTTCCAGTAGCGCGCTAACATCAAACGAGTCGGCCGGATAGATCTCCATCTTGATCTGCTTCGGACGATCATCCAGCCTGCCTTCTCTATCTGCGATGGTCCAGAGCCCGATGAACAGAAGCCGGGCCTCGACGGATAGCTCTGCCAGGTCTGCGTTCCGAAAAAATCCTGGCTTGATATTTCTAGCGCGTGCCATCTGATCTTCCTTCCACGATCGCCAGCGCCTCCTCAACCGAGCACGCAACCCCGGCCAGCCCACCACAGGACGCAACCAGATCGAGATACGTGCGTTGTTCCTGGGTGACGTTCCGACGAGTCGATGGTCGTTTGACTTCGATGGCGATGACTCGACCGTCGCGTGATACCCCGTCCAGATCGACCCGCCCACGGGCGCAAGACCGGATAAATCGAGACGGCTTTCCGTCCTTTCCGACCAGTCGGCCAGCCATGACGTTGATACGCTCGATTATGGCCACCTCAGGATGCAGCGACAGAGCGCGCAGGATGGCCCGCTGGATGTCAATTTCTGGAGGATTCTGACGACGCACTGTGCCTGGCCTTCGCCTCTTCGGCTGCGCCGGAATGTCAGCCGGAGGCACCAGCGGCGGCTGCACCTGTGCCACGGCGAGATAGTCGGTCCATTGTTTCCGCCGCGCCGTCATTTCGCCGTACACTCCGGGCAAATCCATCCGCCAAATTGATATTTCCGGCGTCCAGCAATGGTTTGCATCTCGGCGCCGCATTTCTTGCACTTGTATGCGTATGTGCTAACGTTATGAGCGCGCGCAGCTCCGCGGTCGGTGTTTCGCCTGAATTCGGACAGGGCCAGTGGGTGAGTGTTGAACAGACTCATGCCGCGCCCTTCTGGCGCATCCGCATCAGGACGTAAGACCGCCAGTCGCAGGCCCACTGCTGAGTCGCGGTGAGCCTCGAATACTGGCGCCGGTAGCGCCGCCTCGTCCGGCGGATCACAGAGCACGACTCCCGAGCCACTCGCGCCGGTGCAGGACACCGATCGTGGTTCGCAGTCCCGCCTCGAATTCTGCGA